GCAACAGAGAAAACTTAGCCCAGATAGCATCGAAGCAAGTATCGATAAAGTGTTCCGTGACCTGACAGGATCTGGTGCGACTAAGGCACAGATTGCTAAGTACACAAAGAACATTCAAGCGCAGATGGCCAAGCCAGAAAACCTTGGTCAAACTGAGTATAAGAATATGGGTGGTGGCGTACAGCGCCAGATTGTAACTGAGCCTGCCTTTGATCCAGAGTCATTCCTTATCGAAGAAGTATCTAAGGGTGATCCTGCTAAGGCAAGTAGCGTTATGGGATTCTATGAAGTATTTAACAAGTTCATTGGGAGGGGCTAATGGCTAAGTCAGTCGATGCTAAATTAACTAAACTCTCCAATGAGTACAGTGCAAACGTAAAGAAAGTTCGTGAACTCGAAGCAGCAAAGAAGAAGCCTTTTGCAACTGATGCTGAAGTAAAGAGAATTAACGAAGAGATTGACAAACTTGAGGCAGAACGCAAAACCGTTGTTAAGAATATGCATACTCTCTCTAAGGCTGCAAAGAGCGTTGACGAATATACAGATCTTAATAAAAAACTTGCACAATACGAATCACAAATTGCAAAGAGAATTGCACGCGGTGAAGGAACTGCAGATCTAGACAAGATCAAGCAGGAGACACTGGGCAAGTTAGAAAAGATTGCACCAGCAGTCGAGAAAAACTTTCCTGAATTAAAGAAGGCTGAACCAAAGTCTACAAAGACTGGGCCAATGGGCAACGTTCAGATGACTACTGGTACTACTGTTGCTGGAACTGCAGCATCTAAGGCAGAATCAACAAAGAAGAAGGTAACCACTCCTCCACCTGTTGTTGAAGATCCAGTTGCACTAGCCAAAAAGGAAGCAGCAAGAACTAAAAAACTTGGTGCTGCTTCTAAAGAAGGTGTTGTTACATCAGACTACGCTCAGCGTAATGCTGGTATGGCTACTGCTACCAAGACTGGGACTCAGACTGCTACTGGTGCTGAAGACATCAATGCCATTTATGCTCTTGCTCGCTCTAAGTATGACAACGTAGATTCTATTTTCTTGTATGACCCAGAACTCAAAGCAATTCTTATTGATGCTGTTGGAGATATTGCAACTTCTAAAGACGATATGGAACCAGAAGAGTTTCTTCGTCGTCTTAATGCATCTGACTGGGCTATCCGCAATGCTGGTACATACCGTGCTCGTGATGCACAACGCAGAGAATATAACGAGACTTTAGACAAGTACACTAAGCAGTTAGAGATGGCTGATACCCAAGAGAAGAAGGATGTAATCCTTTCTAAGATTGGTCAGTTAAACACTACATCTTCTTATGCTCGTGGTCTTGCTTCTGCCAAAGCATTCATTGAAGCAACTGCTTCAGGTCTTACTGGAACTATGGATCCAAAGCGTCTTGATGCATTTGTCAAGCGTATGTACGATTCAGCCAATGACAAAGATCCAAACATTATCAACCGTGAGTTGGCAGCGCTTATCTCCTATAAGCCTGGTTCAACACTAGGTGGAGCAGTTGGAGCAGATCTAACAGCGCTACGTGCAACAGCACGTGCCAATGGATTTGATTTGGATACTACATTCAAGGATCAGATTAACACTTGGTTGCAGCGTCTTGCTGTTGGTGAATCAGTAGGCACATTCCAAAATGTTATTAGAAGCCAGGCTAAGTTAGGTCTACCAGACAAGGTAGCAAACCTATTAGACCAGGGACTAGACCTGTCAAACATATTTGCACCATACAGAAATGTTATGGCTTCTGTGCTAGAAGTAGCACCTGATTCCATTAACCTTAATGATGCAACATTGCGTTCTGCAATTGGACCAGAAAAGGAAATGTCTATCTATGATTTCCAGCGTACACTTCGCAAGGATGCACGTTGGCAGTACACAGACAATGCTCGTCAAGAAGCATCAGATTCAGTACTTAAAGTCCTACGTGACTTCGGATTCCAGGGGTAATAATGTTTAACTTTAATCCAGACTTAATGCAACTAGATGATGGTGAAGCCACTGGCAAGCGTCGAGTTCGCGCCGATGCACCTGAAAAAGCAACTAAAGAAGAGATTGACAAAGCACTTTTAGATGCTGCAATTGAACTTGGGTTAAACGATGAAGAGATCGAAGCAGGCAAAGATGACCCTGCAACATTTAAGAAATTAACGAGTGAATCTAATGCTGACTTTAACAAGCGTGTTACTGAAGGATACAAAACCTTTGGTAATTTAATTGAACTAACTCCTGAAGAAGAGGCTGCTGGATTTAAGGTTCAGTTTGTCCGTACAGGAGCAGGCGGTAAAGGTGAGTATCGTAAGATACGTCCATTAAAGTTTGATGTTGCTGGAACAAATGCTGCATCTGGTGGTAATGGATTTACTTTTGACGAAGGTGATGGCACCGACAGCACCGATAGTGTTACTGGTGGTAAGATCTATACTGCATCAGATGGTCAGACATTTACAGACCAGGCAGCATTTGTAGATTACGAGATTAGTCTACGTGAGACTGGTACTCAAGCAAAACTTATTGCAGATCAGAACAAAGCAGAACGTAGATCAGCATACGACCTATTGTTTTCAGAGTTTAAGCAGTATGGACTTGAGGCGTTAGTAACTCCACTAAAGTCTTTGATTGAAGAAGGCGTATCTCCATCAGAGTTTACACTTCGTCTACGTGAGACAGATGCCTATAAGAAGCGCTTTGCTGCTAACGCACAGCGTGTGGCTAAGGGTCTACGTGCACTATCAGAGGCTGAGTACATTGGTACTGAAGACCAGTACCAAGATGTAATGCGTCGCTATGGTATGCCTGAGTCCTATTACACAAAGGGCGAACTAGGTATTCAAACTGGCTTTGAAAGATTCCTTGCTGGAGATGTATCTGCAGTAGAACTAGAAGACCGTATTCAGACAGCACAGAATCGTGTGGTTAACTCTAACCCAGAAGTTGCTAAGGCACTCAAAGAATTTTATCCAGGTATCTCTAATGGAGATATCTTGGCTTATGTACTAGATCCTGCTAATGCTATTGAGCAGATCAAGCGCAAGGTAACTGCTGCTGAAATTGGTGGCGCTGCAATTCAATCAGGACTTAAGACTGGTATGACTCGTGCAGAAGAACTAGCCGCTGCAGGTATTACTAAGCAGCAAGCACAGCAAGGTTTCCAGACAGTTGCAGAAGTAGCACCACGTGGTGGACAACTAGCAGAGATTTACAAGCAGTCTCCATACACACAGACAACTGCAGAGCAAGAAGTCTTTGGACTTGCAGGATCTGTAGATGCTGCCAAGCAACGTAAGAAACTAACACAACTAGAGACTGCAGCATTTAGCGGCAGTGCTGGAGCAGGAGCCATAGCACGTGATCGTGCTGGTGCCTTCTAAATAACAAGCCTGCCAATGGGACGACTGGTCCGTTGGAGTGAGACTAAAACCAGTAGCAAGAGCCACACCACTTTCCCCAAGGTGACTGTGAGGCTTGCGTCAATCTAACAAGAATGGGAGAAGGACCTATGTCCAATTATGACTACGAGGATGATGACTTCGATACGGACTCATCAGGCAATGACCTTGTAAAACAACTGCGTAAGGCTACTAAGCAAAAAGACAAGGAACTGGCTGAACTAAAGGCACAGTTTGAAAGTCTTAACAAAGCGCAAAGAGAACGAGCAATCAAAGATGCCCTCGCAAGTCGCGGGGTAAACGGCAAAATTGCTGCATTTATCCCACAGGATATAGACCCAACTGAAGAGTCTGTATCTAAATGGTTAGAAGATTATTCCGATGTATTCGGAATTGAATCTAACCAGCCCCAGGCAACACCTAATGTAGATCCAGCACAGGCTGCTGCATATAAGCGTATGACTAATACTGTCGAATCAGGAGCATCTCCTGAACACAACGACAACATTATGCAGAAACTTATGAATGCAAACAGTCGTGAAGAATTGGATGAAGTTATTAGATTGTCTGGACTCTAATCCGATCCTAAAACAGAAAGGCTAGACCATAAATGGCTATCCCAACAGGTACCCCTACCACCACGTCTAGCATCAGCAACCTCGTACAAGCAGCATACGATCAGTATGTAAGAATGGCACTTCGTTCCATTCCTGTTATGCGTTCACTTGCAGATGTTAAGCCAGTGCAACAGGCAATGCCAGGATCATCAGTTGTATTCTCAATCTATTCAGATTTGGCTCAGGCTACATCGACATTGACAGAATCTTCAGATGTTTCAAGCATTGCACTAGGTAACCCATCACAGGTTACAGTAACTCTGAACGAATACGGCTCAGCAGTTACAACAACAAAGAAGCTAAACCTAACTTCTTTCAACGACGTTGATTCAGCACTTGCTGACATCATCGCGTACAACGCAGCAGACTCTATCGACAACGTAGTAGGTCAGGTTCTATCCGCAGGACAGAACGTAATCTACTCAAACGGTCCATCAGGATCTGCTCCAACATCATCAGCAACAGTTCTACCAGTAGACACAATGACAGTTGCGGATATCCGTAACGCTGTTGTATCACTACGCACAAACAAGGCATTGCCTCGTATGGGTGAACTATATGCTGCATACCTAC